GTTTCTTTCAATATTTTAACAAAAGATGAATCAACTCAGATTTTTAATGAATTAGATTCAGCACCAAATACAACAGAAAAAATGAATATTTTAAATAATATAAGAACTGTGTTTGGAGATAAAAGCGATGAATTATTTAGTACAATGTTTAATGATTCTAACAAGCCTACCGCAAGAATTTATTCGCTTGTTGGAGAATTATCAGGAAGAAATACTGGATTAGCAGTAGATATTTTAAAAGGTATGGAAAAAGAAAAGACCGGACAGATACTAACTACCGATAAATTTACAAAAAATGATATAAAAACAAAAACTCAAGATTTATTGAATGACTTGAATATTGGTAATGATATGAAAGGCTCAATGCTTGATGCTATGTATTATTCTATTTTAAATGATGGAGATATACCAAGTAATCAATTTGATGAAAGACTTAATGAAATAGCTGGTGGAACTGGCCATCCGATTTCAGGAAATGGAGGAATTTATGAATTTGATAATCATAGTGTAGTTGTTCCTAAGGAAGTAAATAAAAGAGAATTAAACAGTATAATGAATAATTTAGAAGTAAGTGTTTTTGAACAAAGTTTACAATCTACACCTCATTATACAAATGGTGAAATATTTCCAATAGAAAAAATTATTGATGATGGTGTTTATTTAGTTAATACCGGTGACCCCTATATGTTTTTTCTTACAAATGAACCAATAGAAAGTGATAAGCCAGTTCGCTTATACCACGATGCCTCTGATAACAAAGTGTTATTAGATATTAGAAAATTACTTAATTTAAATATTGAGTATTTAAAATCAGAAGAATTAAAAGTACAAGAAGAATTAATAGAAAGAATAGAGGATTAAGATGCAGCTTACAGAAAATTTTAGTTTAAGAGAATTTACAAAATCACAAACAGCTGACCGATTAGGAATTGATAATACTCCGCCTGAAGAAATGATTCCTAAACTTACTTTTTTATGCACTCAAATTTTAGAGCCGCTCAGGAAAAGAATTGAAAAACCAATAATTATAACTTCAGGTTACAGATGCCCTGAGTTATCAAAAGCGATTGGGTCAAGTGAAAATAGTCAACATTGTAAAGGTGAGGCAGCTGACATCGAGGCCCTAGGTATGAGTACATTAAGTTTAGCTGAAATGATTATTAACCATTTTGATTTCGACCAATGTATTCTTGAATGTTACAAACAAGGTGATATGCAATCCGGCTGGGTGCATTTTAGTTTAACATCAGGAACTAATAGAAAAGAAGTTTTAACCTATACAAAAGAAAAAGGCTATGCGAAAGGATTAGTTATTTAAATGGTTAGTCCATTCAATAACAATCAAGAGTCTTTAGAGTCTATTGGACTAGATAGAATACAAACTTTTGATAGACCTGAAAGTACCTATGGTGAAAGCTGGAGAATATTTAGAGAAAAATTTAAAAGGAATGATTCACCTAATTCCAGGGAATATACATTAACAAAAGTTTTACAACCAATATTAGATGATGTTTTTGAAAAAACTGGTAAAAGATTTCAGAATTTTGGAAATGCTCCTCAATATCCAGTTGTGGGAAAAGCCAATCCAGGCAATTTGGCTTACGATGTTGTCACTCCAACATTTGATGAAGAATTAGCAAAGTTAAATAAACATATAAAAAAATCAGGATTAGATTATGGAATTATTACTCAGGAAGATTTACTAGGAAAAGCTGGTGAATTAGCAAGAGAGTCCAGGTCAGATGCAGATGAAATATTAAAAGCTGGTGGACCATTTGGTTCTCAGGCTTTACCAACAGCGGTTAGTTATTTTGGTGATATGGTAAGTGACCCATATTATTGGCCTTTTTTATTTTATGGAAATATTACTGGTAATTTAGCTAAAGAGGCAATGGCAAAAGTTTTTGTCCAACAATTTGCAGCTGGAGCGGGTTATGAATTAGTTACTCGACCAAAAGTTGCAACTTTTAAAAAAAGTATTGGAGAAGAATACACATTAAATGATATGGCAAAAGATGTTGGTATTGGTGGATTATCAGCTGGTGTTGGTGGTGTAACATTAAATGTATTATTTGCTGGAATTAAGAAAGCATTACCAAGTATAAAAATCCCTGAAAATCCAACAAACCAGGAGGCTCACGATATTATAAAACAAGCAGCTAGATTATTGGATCCTAATAATCCTAATGGTCATAAAATTCCTAAACAACTTATTGATGAATTAAATCCTGAAAAAAATATGGATATGGTTAATTATACATTTGGAAGTTTAAAGGATGATGATGTTATTATTAATGCCAATCCATTTAAAGGAGCTGATGGTGAAATTGAACATATTAAATTAGTTAATGAAAGTTTAAGAAACTTAGGTGAGTACCCTGATGCAGCTCCTATAAACAAACCTACATCACCATTAAATACAGAAAAATTTCAAACTAAAGAAAGTGTTGTTGAGGCTACTTTACCTGAGGATCAAATTAAATTTAACATTGATGAATTAGAAGTAGATGCAAAAACATTTCAATTTAAATCAGGTACAGATGAATTTGGTGTATCTGATAAAATGAAAAATGTAACAAAGTGGGAACCATTTCTTGCTGATAAAATATTAGTATTTGAAAATAAAGCGGGGAAAAAAATTGTTGTTGATGGTCATCAAAGATTAGGTTTAGCTAAAAGAATTATAGCTCAAAATGATGGACAAAAACCAGCATTATATGGTCATCTATTTAGAGAGGTTGATGGTTTTACAGCTCAGGAAGTTAGAACGATTGGAGCTGCAAAAAATATAGCTAATATTCAAAAGTTAAATGCTATGGATATTGCTAAAGTTTTAAAGTTAGATAAAAAAAAATTAGATTCAATCGGTATTCCTCGAACATCAGAATTTTATAAACAAGGTAATGATTTAAGTAAACTGGGAGATGATGCCTGGTTAATGATGGAGAATAAAGTTATTGATGAGAATTTTGGAGCTTTGGTTGGAAGAATGGTTGATGATGTTGACAAACAACCAACGATTATAAAATTATTAAATGAAACAAAACCAACTAATTTAGTACAAGCTGAATCAATTATTAACCAGGCATTAAGAGCTGGTTTTAAAACTGAATCTCAAGAAACCTTATTTGGTAATCTAAAGGTTACAGAAACTTTATTTAAAGAAAGAGCTGTAATATTAGATGAAACACTAAAAAGGTTAAAAAGAGATAAGCAAGTGTTTAAAACACTCGTAGAAAATCAATCACAAATTGAATCTAAAGGAAACCAATTAGTGAAAAATATTAATAAAGAAATGGAGGTAAACAATGCCCAGGCAGAAGAAATACTCAAAAGACTTGCTCACACAACCGGAACAATCGGTGATGAACTCACCAAAGCAGCTAAAAAGTTTAAAGAAACAAAAAGTAAACGAGCAGCTGTCGATGACCTCTCAAGAGTTATCCGAGAAGAAATACAGCGAGGCAATATCTCTAGGAGTACAGATGGCAGAATCGGAGATGCTATTAAGGATCAAAAGACAGAAATTATGGACCCTATCCCAGAAAGAACGAATATTCAGGGATTCGATGAACCAAGAAAAGGAAATGTAGTTCAGGAACAAGCTGACCAATTAGAAAATGTATTAAAAGAAGAAATTGGAATAGATACTCAATCGCCTACAAATCTTTCAGCATCCAAAACTGATCCGACAGTTAAAGAGGGAGCTGGTTTCCAGGATTCAGATTTTCTATCAAAAAATACTGGAGCTGCACCACCATCCTCAGTTTTTGCTAAAGATATAGGAAAGCCAATATCTCGAACACCTACAGAATCAAGAGGTTCAATGGGTGATATGAATTTTTCTGACATTATTACCTATCATAAAGTTAGTAACCTAGATGAATTATTTAAACTAGCTAATAAAAATAAAACTAATGCAAACAATACACTTACAAATATAGCACGAAAATACAAAGATGGTAAAGCAGAAATTTCAATTAAAGAAAAACAAAAATTGTTAGATAATATTGCACAAAAAAAAGAACTAGATTCAACTCATTCATTTTTAAATGAACCGGATATATTTAGAGGTAGAATTATTGTAAACAATATTGATGATATTCAAAAGGTAGTTAATGATATTAAAAAAGATTTTGGAATTGTTAGAGAAAAAAACCTTTTAAAATCACCTACAGATACTGGTTATAGAGGGTATCATTTACAACTAATAACTAAAGATGGATTAGGTTTTGAACTACAAATACATCATCAAAAATTATTAGATAAATTAACACAATTAAAAAAGACACCTACTTCAGTATATAAATTTGACAAAAATTTAAGAGCTAAATTTACTAATAAAATAAAGATTACAAAAGAAGAAGTAGATTTACTAGACCAGTATAAACTTAATGAAAAAAAAATTAATGATGAATTATACAATGAAGTTATTCAAGAAGAAAAAATGGTAGATGAATTACTTACTGACATTGAGGCAAGAAAACCAATACTTGATGAATCAATAGAATTTCAAGAACCTAACTTACAATCAGCTGATGGTGTTATTTCAAAGAATCAAACAGTTCGAGAGGTATTTGAAGAATTTAATAAAGATAAAGAAATGTTAAATAGATTAAAGGATTGTGCTTAATGAGTTTTAAAGATTGTGTAGTTAATGCTAATAAAGAGGGTAAGATGACCGATGAGCAAAAGGCTTATGCGGATGAAGTTTATGACCAATTAGAAATGGAATTTACTAAATCATCGAGTCCTGAAAATGCAGCCTCTCGAGCTGCGAAAGAAACTTTTGATATTTTAAAAGCAGAAACAGCTCATAAAAAAAGAGTAAAGCTCTTACAGATAATGGCTCATAAAAGAATAATGGATTTTATTGACCGCTATCCTGGTAATTTAGGAAAAGCTATGCAAGCTCTTATTGCTATAAATGATCCATTTGCAAAAGGTGTATCAAACCTTGAGGCGAGAAGTGGAGCTATTAATAGATATTATCTCGGTTATATGAATGAAGTATTAGCTAAGTTTGGTAAAGGTGTAACTGGTCGAACCAGGAATAAAGCTGAAATTAAAGATATGGTTAAAGAAATATTTGGAGAGGATAGTGGTAATGTATCAGCAAAAGAATTAGCTCAAGCCTGGAAAGATACACATACTAAAATGAGAATTAGAGCTAATGAGGCTGGGATGAGGATTGCTGACAACAAAGATTGGGGATTGCCACAAAAACATAATAATGAATTAGTTTTATTAGCTGGAGAAAAAGAATGGATGGATTTTGTAAGACCATTTCTTGATAAAGAAAAAATGATTAATGAACAAACTGGTCTTAAATTTACCGATGAAACTTTAGAATTAGCATTAAAAGATGTTTATGAAAAGATTAGCACTAATGGAGCTGCAACAATTAAACCTGGAGGCTTAGGTGGCCAGGGTCAAAAAATGTTAGCTAATCGTTTACAAGACCATAGATTTTTAGTTTTTAAAGATGCTGAATCCTGGATGAAATACCAGGAACGATTTGGAGAGCCTGATGCTTTTAATGTAATGACTAATCATATTGAAAGTATGTCAAGAACCATTGCTGAATTAGAAGTGTTAGGACCTAATCCTACTCAAATGATGAAAAACATAAAAAGAGAAATTGAAAGAAGAAGTGCTAAATTAGTTAAAAAAGAAAAAGACAAAGTAACATCGGCAGTTAAAACAGCTGAAATTTATTATGATTATTTTCAATTAAGAATAAATGACCCGGTTAATGTTAGATTTGCAGAAACAATGAAAGGTGTAAGAAATGTTTTATCTGCATCTCAACTTGGTAGAGCATCTATCTCAGCATTAACTGATACACAAAATGCCAGGCTAACAGCTCGTATGATTGGATTACCTCAAGTATCAATGATGACTAATTATTTTAAAACTGTATTTGCTGGATTAAGTTCAAGAGAACGAGCAAAACTTGCAGCTCGATTAGGTGGTGGTGCTGATAACTGGATAGATACTGCAATTTTAACAGCTCGATTTAATGGTGAGGCGGCTGGTCCTGGATGGACAGCAAGAGTATCTGATATTGTTATGAGGGCAAGTGGACTAGCTCCAATGACTCAGGGTGGTAGGCACGCTTTTTTATTAGAATTTACTGGTCATTTTGGAAGTCAGGTTGGAAAAAAATATAATGAATTAGATAAAGTATTAAGAGAATCATTAGAGCGATATGGTATTAATGCCAATGATTGGGATCTAATTAGAACAACAAAATTAGCTGATGGAAAATATTTAGATTACCAGGCAATAGCAGCTCGAACAGATTTACCAACTGGAAAAGCTAAGGAGCTATCAACTAAAATATTAGAGGCGATTGTCACAGAAACTGAATCAGCAATTCCATCAACAACATTTAGAGCTAAAGGAACATTATTAGGAGGTTCGAGAGCTGGTACTATATCAGGGGAATTAACTAGAAGTTTTGCTCAATACAAACAATATCCGGTAACAATAATGCATACTATGTTTGGGCGATTTATGAACGCTAGAAGTAAATATAGAAAAATAAGTTTACTTGCTGATTTTATTATAGCTGTAACTTTAATGGGAGGTGTAAGTTTACAATTAAAAGAAATTAGTAAAGGCCGACAACCATTAAAAATGAATACAAAAGAATTTTGGGCCAAAGCATTTTTACAAGGTGGAGGTGCTGGTATATGGGGTGATTTTATTGGACAATCTGAGGCTCGTTATGGGAGAGGATTAGGTACAGTAGCTGGAGGACCAACAGCTGGATTAGCAACAGATGTAGCTGATTTAACAGCTGGTAGTATTTTTAGAGCAGCTCGAGGTGATGATACAAATATAGGAAAAAAAGCTGTAAACTTTGTTAAACAATATACTCCTGGTAGTTCACTTTGGTATTTAAGTCTAGGATTAGAAAGAGTTGTTTTAGATAACATACAAAGAATGATTGACCCTAAAGCTGAGAAAAGATGGCGCAGGCATCAACGACAAAAATATAGAGATTATGAACAAGAATATTGGTGGAGTCCAGGAGAGAGTGTTCCCTCTGATACGCCAAATATCGGAGCCGCTTTTGAGTAAGACTATGTTTTTAGGTATATTTAATCAATGTTTTAGAGGTATTCGCTAATGGCAAATTATGCAATAACAGCTGTTGATAGGCGTGTTGTTTATACTGGTTCAGCTGGAACCGGCCCATATTCTTTTTCCTTTCCAATATTGGCCCAGACAGATTTGGCAGTTTATATTGATTCTACAAAAAAAACATTGACCAGCGATTATACTGTTTCTTTATCAACTTCTACTGGAACCGGTTCCATTACTTTTACCTCTACTCCTACTACACCAACTAGCTCAAATACTATTACTATTGTTGGTGGTAGAACAATTCAAAGAACAACTGATTTTGTTACAGCTGGGGATTTGTTAGCTAGCTCACTTAATACTGAATTAGATTCATTAACAATTTTTAATCAGCAAATTTCAGAAGATACAGACAGAAGTATTAAAGCTCCGGTGTATGATCCTACAACTATTGATATGACATTACCGGCTAAAGCAACAAGAGCCTCTAAATCATTAACTTTTGATTCTGATGGAAATCCATCGGTAGCAGCTTTATCAGTAGCCTCAGTAACAGTATCAACTGGATCAGCTGGTTCATCCGCATCATCATCATATAATACAACTACTGGAGCATTAGCACTTACAATTCCTCGAGGCGATACCGGTGCAACTGGAGCATCTGGTGAAATGACTTCATTTACTTTAGCGGGTTCTTCAGGTTCAGGCCAAACAATAACTAATGGGAATACTGTAACTATAGCAGCTGGTGAGGGTATTACTACAACTGGAGGAGCAACTGATACTGTAACTATTGCCGGTGAGGATGCAACAACAAGTAATAAAGGTATAGCCTCTTTTGCTAGCGCAGATTTTTCTGTATCAAGTGGAGCTGTATCTTTAGAGGCCGCAGTTCCTAAAACTGATGAACAAAACACTTTCACAAAAGCTCAGTTACCCTCAACATATACTGGAACTGGATTAACATTAGATTTTGATACATACCAAAATTTTATTATAACTTTAAGCTCAGGATCTAATACATTAGCAGCGCCAACTACTGAGGCATCTCAAATAGGTCAAACTGGAGTTATCATATTTATTCAACCAGGAAGTAGTAGTGCTGGAACAGTAAGTTTACACGGAGATTATGAAACACCAGCAGCAGCTGGTTTAACTTTAAGTTCAACTAATAGTGCATACGATGTCGTACCTTATATTGTCAAAGCTGATAATTCAATTTTACTAGGTTCGCCACAACTGGCTTTTGGGTAGATTATGTTTACCAGCGAATTATGGCAACAATCTGGAGTAAGTACATACTCTATAGACCAATCAATTAGATTTAATGATAATGATTCACCAGTTTTAACTGCATCTCAAACTGGAGCTGGTGATACTAGAAAGAAAAATACTTTTAGTGTTTGGGTTAAAAGAGGTAATTTAACTTCTTTAATGTATATTGGTGCTTATCGTTATGATGCTACAAATTATCAACTTTATTCTTTTGATTCAAGTGATAGACTAGAATTTGCAGATATATCTGGTGGTTCTGTTATTGGTAAACTAATAACGAATAGAGTTTTCCGTGACCCAAGTGCCTGGTATAATCTTACCTTTGTTTGGGATACAGCTAATGCGATTTCAAGTGAAAGAATGATAATTTATGTAAATGGTGTTAGAGAAACTTCATTTAATACAGCTACATATCCAAGTGTAAATACTGATTCAGGTGGTGCTGGTAGAGCATCATCTACTATGAGAATAGGAACTTATGATGCAACTGGTGCATTTTTTGATGGGTATTTAACTAATATAGTTTATGTTGATAATAGTGCATTAGATGCATCTAGTTTTGGAGAAACAAATGATAATGGTATTTGGGTTCCTCGTGATGTAAGTGATTTAACATTTGGTACTCGTGGTTTTTATATTGATGGCAGAGATAGTTCAGCTTTAGGAGATGATGAAGCTGGAAGTAATGATTTTACGACAAGTGGACTTAGTGCGGATGACTCACAACCCGATTCGCCAACAAATAATCACGCAGTTTTTAATCCATTAGATGTAACTCACCACGGATATACAGCATTTAGTGAGGGTAATTTAGCAATAACCTATAGTGGAGCATCAGCTAGAGAATTAGCAAGATCATCAATTACAATACCAGCAAATACAGATGGTTTTTTTGAAACAAAAATGACAGCAACTTTAGGAAGTGGTGTTGATTTTGCTATTGGTATTGAGGATGGTTCTGCTTTACAAGATGCTAGTAATACAACATATACTAATGCTTATGTTATAAGAGAAGATGGTACTTTTAGCACTACTGGTAGTTCAAGTACAACCTCTTATGGAGTAAGTTTTACAAACAATGATGTTATAGGTGTTTGGCGAAAAGCAAATGGTGATTTAGTATTTTATAAAAATGGTACAGCAATGAATTCTGGAACACCAGCAGTAACTGGGGTAACTGGTGAAATGCATTTTGTTGCTGGAGGATTTAATGGGGGTGCTGGTATAGGTAGATTTGCATCAGGTCAATGGACAAATAAACCAAGTGGAGTAACAGATTCTATGGCACTTAACACAAGTAATTTATCTGAACCAGCAATTACAAATAGTAAAAACCATTTCTGGATTAACTTGCACGAGGGGAATGGCGGAGGCCAGCGTACCGGAAATTTCGTACCTTTTACAGATAATGCCACGATTGCGAATAGTTGTATATTTAATCGTGCTGATTCAGCTATAATGTCAAGAACTTTAGAAACACCAACAAATGGAAAAAAATGGACATTTAGCACTTGGTATAAAAGAGGGAATTTAGATAGTAGTAATTGTAAATTTCTAGGATTTAGTGCTAATAATGGTGGTGGTTATATTGGAATATCAAGTGATAGATTTTATGTTTCTGATTTAACATATAGTGGTAGTTGGACTGTAACTCTTACATATCATCAAAATAGAACAGTAGAAGATACTTCAAAATTCTACCATTTCCTTGTATCCGTTGACACTACTTTATCAACTGCAAGTGACAGGGTTAAAATTTATATTGATGGTGATAGAGTAACTAGCTTTGATTCTTACACAGCTCACCCAGCACAAGACCTTATTACAAATTGGAATGGAGGTTCTGGAACTCTTTATATTGGTAGGAGGGGATTAGATACTACAAATTTATTAGATGGTTATATGGCTGAAACGAATTTTGTAGATGGTACAGCACTTGGACCAGATACTTTTGGTGTCGTTGATACAAGTACAAATCGCTGGATCCCCAAGACATTATCAGGTATTACTTATGGTAATAGTGGATGGAGATTAACTTATGCTGATTCTAGTAATCTTGGAGATGATACTTCAGGAAATACAAATGATTTTACAGTTAGTAATATAACTAGTTCTGACCAGACCACCGATAGTCCTACCCAGAATCATTGTATAATGGACCCAAATGATGAAACTGGTTCTATTACAATGTCAGAGGGTAATTTAAAAGTAACTCAAGGTGGAGCTGGAGATGCAATCAGAGGTTCGTTAGCACCAACATCAGGTAAATATTATTTTGAAATTACAGCAACAGCAGTAGGTGCAGATGGAAATAGTATTGTTGGTATTCAACAAAAAAATGTTCCGATAGATTCAAGCACAAGTTTAGCATCTGTAAATGCAGAAACTTTTGTATATAGAGATGATGGTTATCTTGTAAATGGTGGGCAATATGCAAGCGGTTATACAAATTGGGGTGCTACTGATGTTATTGGAATAGCTATGGATTTAGATAATCATAAGTTATACTTTTCAGTAGATGGAACATATATTAATTCAGGCAACCCAGCAAATGGAACTGGTAGTGTCTTTAATTTAGTTCAAAATACTAGATATGCACCATACATTGGATTTCAAGGTTCAAGTGGATTTATATTTGATGTTAATACTGGACAAAGAGCATTTAACACATCTGCACCAACGGGATTTTCTGCTTTACAACAAGACAACCTATCAGAAACTGCAAAAGGTTTAACTGATTTAGTTATAATTAAAAATAGAGATGCGGCAGATAGTTGGATTTGGCAAGATTCATTAAGAGGAGCTGGAGAGTATGGTTCTATGGGTTCAGCTACACAATTTAATACAGCTATTACAGATGGAGTGCAGAAATTTTTAAAAGGTGGAGTTCAAATAGAGGATAATGATGCTGTAAATACTAGTGGAGAATCTTTTGTTTCTTATAATTGGAATATTAATGGAGGCACAAAAACTACTGATGCATCAGGTGATTTAAGTGTTGAGTTACAAGCAAATGCTACTGCTGGTATAAGTGTTGGTAAATTTACTGTATCAGGAAGTGGTAATAAAACTTGGGCGCACGGATTAGGTGGTGTTCCTGAAATGGGAATTTTATGCGCTTATAATTCAACAAATTCTGGAACAACATACCATCACGAATTTTCAACAACTCCTTATAGTAGTGGTGCCTTTTTAACATCTAATGCGGCTGCATTTACTTCATCAAATATATGGGGTCCGGCTAAACCAACATCTACATTATGGACAGGATTGGTAGGTAGTTTATTTAGTGCTGGCGAACCTTATATTTTTTATTCATTTAGAGGAATTCCGGGTTTTAGCAAAATCGGATCCTATACTGGATCGGGAAATGTCGACGGGCCTTATGTCCAACTCGGATTCACTCCTCGTATGATCCTAATTAAACAAACTGGAGCTACTAGTTGGTATTTATTTGATTCTGCAAGAAATCCTATAAATATTACAAATGGTGCAAACCTTGTAGCTCATCCAAATAATAGCGATGCCGCTGATTGGAATAATACTTATGGTCCAGAATTTTTAAGTGGTGGGTTTAAAGCAAGAGCGCCTGGATATGGCATTAATTATTCTGGAGTAAATCATATATATATAGCCTTTGCTGAAAATGTATTTTTTGATGGAACAAGTCCGGTTACTGCACGATGATAATATTAACACACATAACAAAAGGAGTATAAAATGTGGGCCAAAGTTAAAGCAAGTCAGGTGGTAGAATTGTTTAGAAATCCTAAACCAATCACTTTTGATAATATAAAACATCCAAAAGAAATATTTAATAATTGGACTTCTAAAGAATTAAAAGCAATCGGTATATATGATTTTATTGATGGGACACCAGCTGATGCTAGATTTGAAACTGCAACTACTGTTAATTACAAAGTTGATGATGCTAAAGGTATTGTCACAGAAACTATTAATAAAAAAGATAAATTAATAAACGATACTTTATGGACATCTAAAGATAAAACAGATAAAAAAATTCCTGATGGAGAAGATGTTGGAGATGTTGCAATTCCAGGATTAAAAACAATTTTTATAGAACAAACAAAAAATCGAGCAGCTGCATTACTAAAGCCAACAGATTGGATGGTTACTAGATTAGTTGAGGATAGTAGTAAAAAAATTCCAAGTGTTGTTTCAACTTATAGAGCAGCTGTAAAAAATGAGGCTGATAAAATAGAAAAAGCAATAAGTGATTGTGACACTCTGGATAAATTAAAAGCATTATTTGTTACAGAATATAATAAAGATAAATCAATTAAAAAAATAGCAACTATGGAATCTTTTCCTGATGCTAAAGGTATAGAGGCATATACAAGATGATGCTAACAAAAGATCATATTATTTTATCTAAATATTTTATGATAAAAATTCCCGCTGAAACTAAAAGGGTTAAAGATTTATCAGAAAACAGATGGGGATATAAAAAAAGTGGATACTAGAACACTTCAGGATGTAGCTATGGAATTGGAGGCTCACGAAAGAGAGTGTTCTGTGTATAGAGATATGACAAAGACATCTTTAGATAAACTTGAGGGTAGGATTAAAAGGTTAGAGATGGTGATAATGTGTTCAACTATTTCAATTTTAAGTGCAATGATGGCTGTAATATTTAAGGTGATGTAATGGATGATATGGTTTTAACTTATATGATTTATGTTAGTGAGGATAATGATAAACCCTCTGTAACAATTAAGGTAACTGGTTTGGATAACCAAGATGATGCTGAATACATTGCATCTAAATTAGATAATTTATTTAATAATAACCTTAATACAATTTCAGAAAGGATACATTAAATGTTATTTGGACCAATCGTTTCAGGAATTACTAATTTAGCAACAGCCTGGATAAAAGGAAAACAAGAAAAAGCTAAATTAAAATCTCAGGTAGAATTATCTAAACTCGAGGCTACTCGTAAAAAGATAGAAACTGATGGTGACTGGGAAAAAATTGCACAATCTAATGCTGGGGATTCTTATAAGGATGAGTTATGGACAATTTGGATGATTATAATAATGACACTTTGTTTTATAGAACCTATGCAACCAGTTTTAAAAGAGGGATTTAGATTTCTTAGAGAAGATTTACCGGAATTCTTACAATGGGGAATTTTAATTTCAATATCAGCGAGCTTTGGCATAAAAGGAGTCAGTAGCTTTATAGGGAAAAAATAATGGACCCGGTAACAGCATTGGGGATTGCTACAACCGCATTTAATACAATTAAAAAAGGGTTTGATGTTGGTAAAAATGCTGAATCAATGATGTCAGATGTTGGTAGGTGGATGTCAGCAATAGAAAGTGTAAGAAATCCACAAGAAAAAAAATTTAAAAAAGTCGCAAATGTAGAACAACAAGCAATCGATCAATTTGCAGCTAAGAAAAAAGCTGATTCGATGGAAAGAGAATTAAAAAATTATATGATTGCAACATTTGGAATGAAGTCTTGGGATGAGTTATTAAGAATACAAGGTCAAATTAGAAAAAAAAGAAAAATGGAAATTGCATATCAAAAAAAACAAAGAGAAGAAATGATTAATGCTATTATAATATTTGTCGGTATTGGTTTTGGTGGTGTCGGATTAATTTTTGGATTTGTATATTATTTGACATAAATGCGATATGAGAATAAAAGAAAATTTCCCAAACCTCACAAACGAGAATATAAATCACCAGTAGCCATCTGGAATAAAAAAGGTAAATCATTATGGTATTAGGTAAAACAGCGGAATATTATGTTGCCTATTTTTTAATAAAATTAGGATATAATACATCGGTTGTTAATCATAATGGATTTGATTTAATTACTGTAATTGAAAATAAACCTTATCGTATTGAAGTTAAAAGCTCTAAGACAAAAATTAAAGATAGAAATGGATTTAGGTTTGCAACTAAGCAAGGACCTACTGGTAAGAAAAGATATTTAACTGAGGATATGGCATCGGATATTGTTGCATTTGTTTCTATGTTAAAACCTCCAAGAATTTTTTTTAAACCAACCTATAAAATTACATCTATATCACATAGTATTTATAGTATTCATTTTAACAACCCTACTCTCGAGCAAGACTCTTTAATACAAAGTTTAAGTGAAATTAGCTAGGTAGTTTAACCCTAGGCAACCTCAAAAACTTAATCCTCGAGGCTCCTAGAGCTTTGTTTTTTTAATATTTTTCTTTATTTATGCAGATTTGGCGATACTTAATATAACCAGCTACATTTAAAGATGGGTTTGTATAATCGGTTTTTTGCCATCCAACATCTACCCATTCGCATTTATAAATTCTTTCATTATTTTGTTTGTGATAAAAAAAATCTAAATTATTCCAAGCATATAAATTCATTATAAAACCTACTATTAAAGTTTCCATAATAAAATCCTTTCTAATATTCTAAAGATTCATAATTAATTCTGACAGAACGATTGCTCCATTTATCTCGTGAAATATAATTTTTACTTTCGAGCCTATCTAATAAATGATTTATACCGCTATCAGATTTAGTTTTTTTAAACTTCTTCATCTCCTGGTAAGATGGAGCATAATGATTAGTTTCTATAAAGTTCTTAATAAACATAAACAACTCCTTTTCTTTTGGTGTAAAATAATTTCCATTAAACATCATCAAACACCTTTACCTTTAAAGACTTACCTCGAGTAGCTGGCCGAGCTGGAACTGTGTAAGATTTCCTGGCTGAATTTTCAGGCCAAAATATTTCAACATTATTGCCAACTGCTTTATCGTGATTAGCCATAATAGACATTAAATAAGAAGTGCATTCATCCTTAATTTTCTGACCGGATTTAATTAATTGTTGAGCCTCTAATAGTTTATCAACAATTTCCATATCCTCTCCGCCTAAAACTACCGGAGGTAATCCCTGGTCAACTTTATAAGTAGCAATGCCATCCATTGGATTAGCTACTGGGTACCAATCAACAACCTTATTAACTTTATAGTCATCAATTTTTTTTTGAAACTCAGGTATTAATTGCTCGATATGTTTTCTAATTTCAGGATTGCTTTTTGTTACAAAAACCCTCAGATGAATACCTTGATACAAATGAGCAATTACAGCATATTTTGCACCGGTACACATCATTAATCCCTCAACTTGATAAGGACCTTTATTCAAATCTGGAATAGTTTGAGGTGGTTTGCCAATAGCTTTTGCCTCAACAACAACAAGACCATCTAATACAATTTCATCATCATCACCTAAAACATATACATTTTGTTCAGGCATATTAGGCACTCTTACTTTATTAACAGTACATAAAGCATCAGGTGAACCGGATAATGGTAATGTTGAATGATGTACCGGATCACAATCTTCATCGTAAGCAGTAATTAATAATTTTTTTAATCCTAATTCTATGATTTTAGGTTCGTGAATATTTCCCCAATGCATTGGACTACCTGAAATTTCAACTCTATCAATTCCATTAGATTTACCAATAGAATCTATAGCTGACCTTAAAATATCATTAGGCGAATCATATTTAGAATGACCAGCTAATATTGAAAGTATTGAGCAGCTGGCCTGGTCATCTCTTGTTCTTTTTCCTACCATTGCGGACCTCTTATAAATGTATGGTTAACATCGAGAGCTACAACTAAAGAAATAACTAGAAAAAAGCATAGTAAAAATGCTAATATGTTTAAAGTTAAACTAGCTAAACTTGATAATCTTACTGACTTTAGATAGTCAGATACTCCATACAATATATTGAGGACACTCTTAATTATCCTAATATATATTATGCGATCCTTTTTAGACTCCGATACCTTAACAATTCTATTAGAATCGTTATATAGTGCGGTAATCTCTATATTATGTTTGTTATTTTGCATATAATCTCCATTTGCAAGGGTTGTTATTTGACTAAATGCTAATTTCCTCGATGATTACTATATATAGTGTCATTTACAACCTCTAAAATCATTTTGCGGACCAGCTCCTAATTTAGGTTCGTTGGCTCTGACCTTTAAATCACAATGCACCGAATAAAATTCGTGTTTGGCCATTGTTAATTTTCGATAAATCGGTTGCTTTGAATTTTGTATCTCTTTTAAATTCTCATACAACTGACCAAACAATTTAACTGCATTTGCTAAATGTCTGGCTTGCATCATTGGTATTGTTATTCGAGAACAAGATTTTTCATAAATAACATTGCTATAATAATCTTCATTTTGTCTTTGTTTATCCATTACCCCTCCTATAATACACTAATTAATATCTAAAAAAATGATATTCCTTTAACATATAGATGTTAAAAATTAGGACATTTTTTCATAATTATCGATGGCTTTTTGTACCGCCTGAACCCGACTAAAAGGACTCTCATTATAATATGTTGAACGAGCTTGTTTAAAAGCTGATATAATTGCAATAAGCAGCGCAGTTGGATATAATCTGCGGGTTTTAACATAATGCTCTTTTCCAAATGATTTAAAATCGTAATCAATATAACCTAAATCAACTAAATCACCTTTAATTGTACTGACAGTTTGACGAGTCAATGTTGTTGCTTGACTAATCTCAGCAATGCTTAAACAATTGTCCGAATAATATGCATAAGAAATTGACAAAAAAACTAAAAACCTTGGTCCAGTTCTATTAAAAAAATAAATACCATCAACAATTTTAGATGGATAATTATTTATATATTTAGCATATCTTGTTCTTTTATCAATTAATATTAAATCAAGCAAATGTTTAAATAGTGTTTTACCATATTGTTTGTCAAATTCTTGTCGATTAAATAAATCAATCTTCATAAATACCTCCTCGTATCATAATGTTTCTGATTGTAGTTCTTTTATCAACTTTACCTTTAATAAACCAGCGGCAATCCTCCTCTTTAACCTCTCCTTTATTAAAAGATGTTTGTCTTAATACTGGCACTCCTCTAACTTGCAGCTCCTTAGCTATCTCTTTTAAAGTTGTAAAACCAGCCGCTTTAATCTTTTTAATCTCCTCACAGATTTTTTCAGCATCATCCTGAGCCGTCAGCTGGCGAGCTTGCACCGCTTTTTTCTGACCAATACCAGGATTCGGTGATCCTAATTTAACTCCTTGAGCTTTTCTCTCAGCTAAAGCATTTTTAGTTCTCTCAGATATTAAAGCCGCCTCATATTCAGCAACATTCGCTAAATTAACTAACATAAATCTATTGGTTGCTGGATTATGAAACATTGGAACATCGGTAGCAATAAATGGTTGTTTTGAATCTAGTATCTTAGTTAAAAAAGATACATTACGAACCAATCTATCTAATTTAGCTACAACTAATATCGCTCCGGTAGATTTACAATGAGCTAGAGCTTTCATCAGCTCAGGCCGCCTTAAATTGGCCGCCCTACCCGACTCTATCTCAACATACTCTCCGATCCGCTCCCAGGGTCCGCCATTAAGATGCTTTTCAATAGCGGTCCTTTGAGCCTCTAAACCTAACCCGGATTTACCTTGCTCCTTGGTAGATACTCTCAGATAAAATACATACTTACCTTTATGAGCCTCTCCAGGAACAAAATCTTTTTTCCTAAAGTTTCTGGTCATAGCTCTTGAGTCCAATAATCATACAGTTCATCTACATCTTTATCTGATGCTTTATAAATCCATTTATAGTGATTACCAGCTATTTTTTCTTGATTAACTATAAACCTTATTCTTCCATTTTTAGTTTTATGTCTTTTAAATTTACTCATTTATTTAAGCTCCTTTACTATTGATAATAAATTGTTCTCACTCCAATCAAAACCTTTGCTTTTATAATCGTCATAACACTCAGCACAGCTTGAATTAAGGTAATATAACTCTATTTCATCGTATTCCTCATTTTCAATAAACAACCATTTAGAATTATTATTAACCCTAACTATCTTAAACATAGTTTTATTGGTAATTTCAAAAGGTTCATAACCTCTATCACCAAACCAATCTTTTACATATTTAAGCATTGGTCCATTTGTACCTGAATATATTATTGTCATTATTTAATCTCCTTATTTATTATTTGTTTAACTAAAACTCTTTTACCATTCTCATCTATTTCATATTCTTTTATTGAAACGATAGGGTCCGGTTTAGTGTTATAAACTGTTTTTGTTTTTGTTTTCATAGTTGTTTTTTTCCTTTCTTTATTAACTATCTATTTTTTCTCCTATTATCATTATGCATATTTATAGTACCTTTGCAATACCTAAATGGTACTTTTTATAAAAACAATATATTATGAATAAAAAAAACCGAATAATCTCAAAGCATCTGCACCTTTCAGAGGATGTTTGTAAATTATTAAAATTACAAAAAAATAATTTAAGACGCTCAGAAAGTTCAATTATTGATGAATTAGTTCGGAATTATCTTCAGGATGGAGGGCCAAATGGTTAATAAACCAAAAATAAAAGGCACACAATATGAAACCGAAACTGTTAAATTAATTAATGGTCTAGGTATCGATTGTGAGCGGGTTCCTCTATCCGGAGCTTTAGGTGGTAAGTATCGAGGCGATATTCAATTCGCTGGTTTAATTGCTGAGTGTAAAAGAAGAAGAAAAGGTTTTTCATCTTTATACAAAGCATTGCGCCAAGATAATGCTGATCTATTATTTGTAAGAGATGATAATGAAAAGACCTTGGCGGTTCTACCTTGGGAAACATTTACACTATTTCTCCAATGGTTAGATTTTAAAACTAAATATCCACATCAAAATGAGAAAGGAAAAAATGATGAATCTTAATTTAGGAAGTGATGGAGATGTGCAATATATCTCCTGGAAAGCTCAGGAACAAACCTGGGATGTCGATGGAGAAAAATGTGAGCTAAAACAATTTTTAATAGCTCCTAATACAATAAAAACTGGTCAAGGCAAATTAGAAAAAGGCCAATCACCAATATGGAAATGGAGCGATACTCCCGGTTCAAAAGTGCAAATAGATAAAGAGAATGGCTTTAAAAACGCGTTCTTTCTAATGGTCTATCTATCTGAAAAGCAAGGTAGTCCAGTTAGTGGCTGGAGAGAATGGATCTCAAATCAAAGAGCGAGTCGAGATGCTGTTTCAAAAGTATTTGACCAAATGGGAAAAGATTGGGCGGACTCTAAAAAAGCAGCTCTAATTGAATATGATGGTCACGAAATGATGGAATTTGGACCAGCTAAAGTAGCGGTTCCTAAGTTAAAATTCGTTAAGTTTGTTGATGCTCCGGAAGAAATACCAGCTGAAACTGAAAGCGATGACAATAAGCCTGAGTTTGAATAAACAATGGATAAGTGGGCGGACAGTATTAAAGCTGTTGCTACCCATTTCTGGGGTTCTCCTAGTGTAATTAAGGAGGAAGAATTGCGCTGGGGAAACCAAGGCTCTAAGGTCATAAATTTAAGTAAAGGAACATTTTATGATTTTGAATTAGAGCAAGGTGGTGGCTGTACTGATTTAATAAAACTCTATGGACCAAGTAATATTAGTGTCCAGGATTTTCTTACCGATGTCATTGGTATGAATCAGGAACAGCCACAACTTAAAGATGTTGATGATATAAAATTACCTACAAAACAAACAGTTTATGATTACCAGGATGCTCAAGGCAAAACTATATATCAGGTCATTCGATATGAACCTAAAACATTTAGACAGCGCCAGGTAATTAATGGGAAAGCAGTTTGGAACCTCCAGGGTGTATCCCTACTCCCATTTAGATTACCAAATATATTAAAGAATCAAACAAAACCAGTATATATAGTCGAGGGCGAAAAAGATGTATTAAAGCTCGAGAATCTAGGATTAGTAGCCAGCTGTAATAGCGGAGGATCGGGTAAATGGACTAAAGAGCATAGTGAATATCTAAAAAATAGAGATGTTATAGTCATTCCTGATAACGATGAACCAGGTGAAAAACACAGTAGGCAAGTAATTAAATCACTTCAAGGGGTTGCCAAATCAATAAAATTATTGCAGCTGCCAAACCTTAAACCTAAAGGCGATGTTTTTGATTGGCTCGAGGATAAAAGCATTAAAGATCTGGAAACTCTCGTAGAAAAAACAGAATTTGTATCCGATAAACCAATGACTCCAATTAAAGTTATGAGCATAACTGAGGTAATGAGTATGCCACCGGTTAAATGGTTAATTAAAAATTTCATACCTGAGAACTCAATGTCAATGATATATGGCTCACCAGGCTCAGGAAAAACCTTTATGGCACTAGATATGTCATTACACATTGCTCATAACATTAGCTGGCACGATAACGATGTTATTCCTGGAGCTGTTTTCTATATAGCTGGCGAGGGTGTTGGTGGATTAAGAAAAAGATTACAAGCCTGGCATAATAAAAAGAATATAAAACCAATAGCTCCGGTTCATATTATACCTCAGGCTGTCGGATTACTCGATGAACAAGCGATTAATGATTTAATAGAAACTATCCAGGCCTTTAAACAAGACAATATACAGCTAATAGTATTTGATACTGTTGCTAGATGTATGGCCGGAGATGAAAACTCCGCTCAGGATATGGGATTAGCTATCCAGGCTATGGATAAAATAAGAAATACCTTTAATTGCACAGTTATGCCAATTCACCATAGCGGTAAAGACTCAGTTAAAGGAGCTAGAGGTAGTACCGCAATGATAGGAGCTGTCGATGTTAGTTTAAAAGTACAAAGACAAGATAAATTAATGGGTTTAATTACAGAAAAACAAAAAGATGCTGAGGCCTCAGATGTAGTATGGTTTGAATCTGAACAAGTATCACTCAATGATGATGAACTTGATCTATCATCAGAAACTAGCCTGGTATTAAAATTATCTAATGAAAAAGCAGAAAAGATTAAAAGATTAACACCAAATCAAAAAGAATTATTAAATACATTGGAGCTGGCTCTCGAGGAATATGGAACTGAACCAGGTGGTAAAATACCTCATTTAGCGGTCAGTTATGAGAAATTTAAAGAATTAGCCTATGAAAAGATAATAACCACCGGAAACACCCAGGATGCAAGGAGAAAAGCATTTGTTAGGACCGCAAAATCATTAATGCAAGCCGGACAAATTGATAAGCTCGGTGATTGGGTTTGGGTCGTAAGCGGACAAGTCCAAGCGGACAATGTGTCCGGGTCTAAAAACACCGGAAATCAGGGATTTACATACTATGCGGACAATTAGACGGACAATTTCAAGGACCGGACAAGCCGGACACCACCCTATAGGGTGTCCGAGTGTCCGCAATGTGTCCGGACAAAAGGATTTATTGTATGAATATTAAACTTGAAACGATTAAAGAATTAGATTTATTGGCGGCTAAATTAGAAAAAAAATACAGTCCGAAACAAATAACAGATTATGTCGCAACTTCTCTAGCTGAGAAATTTATTAAACAACAAGATAAATTAAACCAGGCAATAGAGGCTGATAATGAATCGGAAATAATCAAACATAGTCAGGCAATGATTAAAGGCTGGATGAAATTAGATGAATGGGCCGACTCTCAAACACCAGGAGAAGTATGGGAAGTTGAACATCCATCCGGAAAAGTCATATCTGTTTATAAAAATGAAGTGCCTGAAGAATATAAAAAAGACACATTACATATCAATATAAAGGAATTAGTAAAGTTTATGCCAGCTAATATCTTAATGTTAGCAGCTGCGATTCCTAAACCTGAAATCACTAAAGTAACATCTAAAGAATGGGATGATTTAATAGATGATGAGATACCTTTTTAATTATGTTTGTAAATAAAAATACCGCACCAACAATAAGACAATCTAAACCTGACACAAGAAGATATTCAGTTATGCCAGCTCGCAGTATCCAGGACGATGATTTGCATTATACCACACTTAGATTGCTAGGAGCTATTTGCTTACATACTAATAAATATGGCATTTGCTTTCCATCTCGAATCACTCTTGGTAGGCATATCTCAAGAACTCCAAAAACTGTATCAATACATATTCAAAAGCTCATTAAATTAGGATACATAAGGAAATTAAATAAAAGACCATACAGAATACCTGGAGCTGAGATCAAATCAAGATATGCTACAAATCGTTATCAAGTCTTATATGATGGTCCACAAACTATATTACCAACTAAAGAACAATTCTATGCTCCAAGGCCAAAGATAGCTGAAGAATACCCTGAGGAGAACCAACAGAATGTTATAGATAACAGTAAGGGGTTAAAGGGGGGAAAAATCGATGAACTTCAAAAAAAGAGTATCGCACAAGCATTTTGTTCAGGAATTGAAAGAGGATGCGGTCAGCCCAGAATTCCTGATAATTATTTAAAAGAGGCCGAGATTGTTGCAGCTGCTGGTATTTCAGCTGAACAAGTCCTGGAATATACTGCTACATTGACGAATACCAGGCTCCAGGAAAATAAACCAATGCCATTAACTTTAATTGAGGTTTGCAAAGCCACCGGATTAATGTAGAATTGCATTATCCAATCGGTGGAATGAATTATGAAAGGATAAAAAAGATGGAAAACACACCAAAAAATAAGGATACCACCCTCCCTCCCCAGGGGTCCGCTTATATTAGGGGTACCTCACAAGAAATTTTAGGCAATAAAGCTGACGAGTTTATTGATATGGTAAACTCTCCACCGCATTATAAACAAGGTAAATTTGAAACAATTACCATAATTGAATCGTTATTATCTCCTGAGGAGTTTATTGGTTATTTAAAAGGATCATTTATAAAATATATTTCAAGAGCTGAGCATAAAGGAAATTTAGCCGAGGATTTAAATAAGGCTGAATGGTTTTTTAATAAATATAAACAGAAACAAATTACTCATAAATATCCTCAGGGAGAAAATCGAGAGTATGTAGAATATGAGGCTGGTGAAAAACCATCAGATGTTGAATGATTAATGAGTTTGTAGTTTTAGCAACTTTATTATTACCTAATGGAGAAACTAGATTAGTTAAATTTAATGAAATATTTCCTGATTGTAAGATTGCTTTAATTACAATTAAAACTGAATTCCCAAATCTTCAATGGTTCGGATGTTATACAAAGGAATTTTGGGAAGAAATTGAGGAACATAATAAGGCAATAATTGGTTCCAGGGAAATGATGAGAGAGCAATATGGTAGATAAGAAAAAAAGTGGTTATAAATTTATGTCAGAAAATTTTGTGTATGGAGGGTATGCACCAAATTTATACAAACACGATTGGAAAACTCCAGCCTACAATGTTGAGCCTACTGAAAATTATAATTATAACTGGCAATTAACTCCAACTTGGGATGATAATAATGATAAGTAAAGCATTTTTTTTAGTTATGTTTACTTTGAATCCTGACCATAGTTTTACACCGCATCATATAGGTAGATTACCTAATTGTAGTTTTGCTCAAGTTATTATTAATCAGATAGTAGAAAGTAAAAGAATAAGTCGCTCAGAATTTGGTGGTTATTTATGTATGTCATCAAAGAATTATTATGATTCAGAAACACCTATTCCTAAAGTTAGACCAATGCAGAAATTAAAATAATGAAAGAAAATGAAACACAAAATATTAGATTTGTTTTCAGGAATAGGTGGATTTAGTTATGGATTTGAAATGGCTAATTTGGGTGAAACTATTGTATTTGTTGAAAAGGACGAGTTTTGTCAGAAAGTTTTAAGAAAGCATTGGAAGAATGTTCCAATAATAAACGACATAAGGAAAGTTAATGGAAAAGACTTTGGTTCAGCTACCATTATTTCAGGAGGATTCCCTTGCCAGCCATTCTCAGTTGCTGGAAAAAGAAAAGGCAAAGATGACGACAGATACTTGTGGGACGAAACTATTAGAGTTGTTGCCGAGTGCAAACCGAAATGGTTTATTGGAGAAAATGTTGACGGCATTGTTAACATCTCCGAAGGTACAATCTTGCGACAGATACAAGACGATTTGGAAAAAGAGGGTTTCCAAGTCCAATGTCTTGTTATTCCAGCTAGCGGCATCGGTGCTTGGCATCAAAGAAAAAGAGTCTGGATCATCGGACATAATGTATCCAACACCAAGATCCTGCGACCTAGAAGGAGGAGTAGTCAAAAATGTAGAATTAAAAAACGGAAGTTTCAGCAGACTAAACAAAAAAGGGATTCGTTTTGGAGTGAAGCTAAAAGATGCAGTTCACAAGATGACACCGCAAGCTGGTGGCAAACTCAATCCGAACTTTGTGGAGTTCCTGATGGGGTATCCTATGAATTACACTCAAATAGAACCGACAGAATCAAAGCACTCGGAAACTCAATCGTGCCACAAATCGCCCAACTTGTTGGAGAATCAATTTTGAAAGCAGAAATATGAAAGAAAATGATTTAAATAAAATAACCATTCGTAGAGCCAGGCAATTATTGGATAAAGGTTCTGAGGAGGAAAAGAATAAAGTTAAACAAGAGCTGGAGGCTATTGGAGCGAGTGAAATAACTGATGTATTAAGTTGGAACGATAAGGGTCAGGTATCAATGAATAGTTCTGAATCGTTATCTCATAGAGCCAGGAAAGCTATTAAGAAAGTTAAATCAACACCGACTCAATATGGAACATCTTTAGAAGTTGAAATGCACGATAAGTTATCGGCATTAAGATTATTAGCAAAGCATAGTGGTTTATTGGAGGTCCAGGAGGATAATAATAGACCAGCTGTTATAGGGATCAATTTAAAAGGTCCTGAGGTTGCTACTATTAAGGTTAAGAAAAATGAAGAAGAATGATATACCCTGGTATTCAAAAATAATTTTAGAGCTGAGATTAGCTAAGGGATATACCCAGGAAGATTTAGCATCAGATGCCGGTTTAAATGCAGATACAATATATAAATTAGAAAAAGGCATATCATCCGGCACAATGGATACAATAGAAAAGATTTTAGATTGTTTAGAATATGAATTGGAGATAGTACCTCAAGATGGCCAGGACACAGCGTTCAAGAGATAAAAGTAATCGTAGAAAAAGAGCTAGAGCTGAATTACCTATTACTAATTTAGATTTAGATTTTTCTAATTCACCGGTTGTTTGGAAATTTTTAAATGACAATTCTTTTGTCAGGTCACTAATGGGTCCGGTTGGTGGGGGGAAAAGTTATGCTTGTGCTGCTGAAATATTTTTAAGAGCATTAAAACAACCTCCATCACCAAAAGATAATATTAGATATTCTCGAGGGGTTGTAATTAGAAACTCATATCCTGAATTAAGGACTACAACAATTAAAACCTGGTTAGAATTATTTCCTGAGAATCGCTGGGGTGCAATGCGCTGGTCACCTCCATTAACACATCATTTAAAATTACCGGCCAAAGGCGATATACCTGGGGTTGATTGTGAAGTTATATTTTTAGCATTAGACCAACCTAAGGATGTAAGAAAGTTATTATCATTAGAATTAACTTTTGCCTGGGTCAACGAGGCAAGGGAATTACCTTTAGCGGTAATCCAGGGCCTTACCCATAGGGTGGGTAGATTCCCGACTAAATCTAATGGTGGCTGTCCTTGGCGAGGAATTATAATGGATACTAATGGCCCAGATGATGACAGCTGGTATTATCGTTTAGCTGAGAAAGAGCCTATTCGAGGAAAATTTCCCTGGACATTTTTTAAACAACCAGGAGGAATGATAGAAACTAATGAATCTAAAGATGCTATTAAAGCAGCTGGTCGATATTGGAAAGCTAATCCTAATGCTGAGAATATTGTTAATCTCCCAAATCTCTATTATGAACAGCAGTTGGGAGGAAAATCATTAGATTGGTTACGAGTTTATGTTGGTGGTAATTATGGATTTGTTAAGGAGGGAAAATCGGTTTGGGAGGAATATATTGATTCAGATATGATGGATGAGCATATAGAAATTGATAGGTCATTACCTATTCAAATAGGTCTTGATTTTGGTTTAACACCAGCTGCGGTGTTCGGCCAACGATATGCCTCAGGTAAATGGCATATATTACACGAAATAGTTACTGAGGATATGGGGTTAGAAAGATTTGCTCAGATGTTATTATATGAATTAAATACTCGCTTTGAAAAAATGGAGCCGGTAATTTGGGGAGATCCAGCCGGACAAAAAAGAGATGAGATTTTTGAGGTTACCAGTTTTGACCATTTAAGGAGTTTAGGATTAAATGCTAGGCCTACTGCATCAAATGATTTTAAAGTAAGACGAGAGGCTGGAGCCGCTCCAATGATTAGGTTGGTTGATGGTAAACCAGCTCTTAGAATTAATCAAAGCTGTAAAAGATTGCGAAAAGCATTAAATGGAGGCTATCATTTCAAGAGAGTGGGAATTTCTGGATCGCAAGATCGTTTTAGAGATGTACCAAACAAGGACCAGCATAGTCACATAGGTGATGCTTTTGCTTATTTATTATTAGGAGGAGGAGAGCATAAGCGTTTAGTTCGAGGGAGTTATCATAGTAATAGAGGTCAAACAACCATTGCTGATTTAGAATTTGAAATATGGTAAATGATTTTCATAGGTTTATTCAGGGTTGTATTCCTGATTATAGTAAAGCATTTCCATTTTATAAACATCATTTGTATCTTTTAAATTTTTCTAAAGACCAATTAACATTAAAAGAAAATATACCGGATTATTTTAATTATGTTGAAACTCAAGCATCATTTGGTCACTCTTGTACCATTATGGTTGAAAATCAACCGCATCTAATATTTGGCTTTTTTCAGCTGTATCAAAATGTTTATGAGTGCTGGATGATATTTGATGGCAAAACTAGAAAATACTCAATTCCATTTTTAAAGAGTACAAAAAAAATATTTGATAAAATTCCCGACTTTCTTACGATAAAAAGGCTCCAAATGTATATACTCTCTAGTAATCCTACTAACATCCGCTATGCGAAGTATGCTAAATTTCAAAATGAGGGATTATTAAGGTCGTATGGCCCTGATGGTTCTGATTATAATATTTTTGCTAGGATATATTGATGTCACAACAAGAAGTAAAATTTAATGACTTTGTTAAAAGCACCGCAGCTCGAAAGTTAATGCAAATAAATAATCCCGCAAAATACAAAAAATTTATAAAAAAATTAAGATTATTAGGAGCTGATGATATGGAAGTATTGTCAGGAAAACCTAGATATGACGAAAGGATATATTAAAAATGGGCGGAGTATTTTCAAAACCAAAACCACCACCAAGACCAGCACCAATAGTTAATACAGCTGTTGAAGATGAAAACAGAAGATTAAAAGCTGAAAAAGCTGAAAAAAACAAACAGCTACAAGCTAAGTTAAGAGCTAGGAGAGCTGGTGGCCAAAGAATGTTATTATCTGAAGATAGAGAAAATCCATCTTTAGGTATTATGGGTACAAACACATTAGGTTAAATATAATGGAATATTTTCAAAAACTTAAATGTTTATATCATAATAACAAAGATAAAATCATTATTGCTCTTGTTGTTATTTTACTGTTAATTTTATATTAAGGTTTCCTGATGAAAGGAAAGTTTACTCCGCAAGAAATAATTAGACGAGCTGAGAAAGCTGATGCTCGTAAAGAAAACTGGAGAGATGTATATGAGCAATGTTATGAAATGGCATTACCTCAAAGAAATTTATATTCCGGTTATTGGGAAACTAAAACTCCTGGTCAAAAAAAGACAAACAAAGTATTTGATTCAACAGCTATAAATTCAACTCAACGATTTGCCAATCGCTTACAATCATCTTTATTCCCTCCCTATAGAAACTGGTGTCGTTTAATTGTAGGCGATATGGCAAGAGATGAGGTTAAGAATCCTGAGGAATTACAAAAAGCCTTAGATTTATATACTGAAAAAATGTTTACAGTAATTCGACAAACAAATTTCGATTTAAGTATTTCAGAATTTCTCCTTGATTTATGTGTTGGAACAGCGTGTATGATGATCCAAAAAGGACCATCAGATGACATACCAGTTAAGTTTGAGGCCATTCCGCAATATTTAATATCTATTGAGGAGGGAGCTAATGGTAAAGTAGAAAATGTATATCGAAAAATTAAAGTTAGAGCTGATGTTATTAAAAGAACCTGGCCGGATGCTGTATTAAGTGACCAGTTAAAAAAGATAATAGAGGATAAACCTGAGGAAGAAGTTCATTTATTAGAGGCTACCATATACAAACCTGAATTAGAGAAATGGTGTTATCACATTATCTATAATAAAAATGGTTATAGTAAAGGTCAGCAAGCTAATGAATTAGTTTATAGATTATTAAATGATACGCCTTTTGTTGTATGTCGATATTCTAAGGTAGCTGGTGAAGTGTTTGGTAGAGGCCCTTTAGTATCTTGTATTGATGACATTAAGACTTTAAATAAAACTAAAGAGATGATTTTAAAAAATGCCAGCCTGGCAATAGCTGGTGTATATACAGCTCGAGATGATGGTGTTTTAAATCCAACAAATATTCGTATTGCTCCAGGAAGTGTAATTCCAGTTGCATCTAATGGTGGTGGTCAAGGACCATCTTTAACTCCCCTACCCCGCTCATCAGATTTCAATGTAGCGCAAATAGTAATAAAAGACTTAGTTGATAATATTAAAACTACTTTATTAGATGATTCGATTCCACCAGATTCAGCGTCAGCTCGTTCAGCTACAGAAGTTATGGAACGAATGAAATCGTTAGCAACTAATTTAGGTAGTGCATTTGGTCGATTAATAACTGAGGCATTAATACCAATGGTTCAAAGAATTTTAAAAGTTATGGATGACCAAAAAATAATTGATTTACCATTAAAGGTTGATGGTAATGTAGTTAAGATTGTTCCTCAATCTCCATTAGCTCAATCTCAGAATATGACAGATTTACAGAATGTAATGCAGTTTATTCAAATTGCTCAAGGATTAGGACCGGTTGGTCAGGTTGCGGTTAATCAAGATGAGGTATTAGATTATCTAGCTGATAAAATGGGAATACCAGGTAGTATTTTAAATTCAAAACAACAGCGCAAAATGATTGTTGAACAAATGACACAAGTAGCTGTTCAAGCTCAACAAGCTCAACAAGCTCCTGATGAGGATATAAATGCAGCCTGAACAACTTGATAAGATTATATTAAGAGTGTTTTCATCAGCTGATGGAACTAAGGTATTAAAATTTTTAAAAGAGCAATACTTGGAAAAAGAGTGTTGGACACCTGGTAGTGATCCATCTTACGGATTTTATAGAGATGGTGAAAATGCAGTTGTTAGAGATATTATTAAAAGAATGGTGAGAGCCACAAAATTATAGAAAGGAAAAGTTATGCAAGCTGAAGAACAAGTATTAGCTGAGGAACAAACTCCAGCTGAAGAACAAACTAATGATGAAGAAAAACCATTAATTAGTGCCGAAGAACCTAAACAAGAAGATAAACCTGATGAGGAGAAATATGTACACCACCTACAAAAAGACGAAGAAACCATATCAACAAAAGAAGAAGAAAAAGTAGAGGTTAAAGAAAAGCCTGAATATTTAAACGAACAATATTTTGATGAAAAAACCGGTGATATTAATACCGAGCAAATGCAAAAAGACATAAAGTCATTAAGAGATAAAATGTCAGCTGGTAAACATAAGCCACCAAAAGATGGTAATTATGATACTGAATTTTATACTAAAGAATATAAAAAAGGTTCTGATGATTTATTTGATGAATTTATTGATTTTGCTAAAGATAATAATATGAGCCAGGAATTAGTTGAAAAAACTTTTGGAATGTTTCAAAAAGCTGTTGGTGTAATAGATGATGAAGTTAAACAAAAAGGCATAGATGCAAAAAAGCAGTTAGGTAAAAATGCAGATACTATTATTACAAATACTCAAAATTGGCTTGATGGATATAGAAATTCTAAAGTTATTAACCAGGAGGAAATGGAGTCAATTAGTCGTGCCTCTACTGATCCTAATTTTGTCAATGCTATGAATAAAATTAGGCGTTCTTATGGTGAACCTAATATTCCAACAACTGAAATTCTTGAAACTGGTAAGATGACATTAGATAAAGCTAAAGAAATGCTTAAAGATCCTCGCTATGCAGCTGGAGATGAAAGTTATTTAAGGCAAGTTGAACAAGCATTTTATGAGGCTAGTGGAGAACCATACCCAGGATAATAACTCTCTATATGTTATTATATATCTTTTAAATATCGGAGTGATGTTTGCACACTATTATTCTACTTAGTATTGTGTAAGTAATAGTCGATAACCTTAAATTTGGCCGGCTTATTATGGTATTAAATATACAAGTTTTGAGCCTGGATAAGACAACTTAAAGCGAAATAATTTTTAATATTAACCTTATTTTTAAGGAGAAACACAAATGGTAGCAAGTGTAAGTAATGCATTTATTACTATGTTTGATTCCGAGGTTCACCAGGCTTATCAGGCACAACGCCAGTTAGCGGGAGTAACGAGGGAAAGAACTGGAGTTGTGGGTTCAACTGTAAAATTCCAAAAATTGAGTAAGGGTTCAGCTAGTATTAGAAGTCCGCTTACTGATGTAGTGCCTATGTCACTAACTTGGAGTAATGTATCGGCCACTATGACCGACTACATTGCAGCTGATTACACAGATATGTTTCACGCTCCAAAAGTAAATATACAAGAAAAATCCGAATTAGTTCAATCTGTTTCAGGAGCTATTGCGAGAAGAATGGACCAAGTGACCATCGATGCTCTCGTAGCGGCCTCAGGAACTGGTACTGTAGCTAACACTATCCAAGAAGATGGTAGCTCAGGAAGTGCTAATGGATTAAATACTGGAATGATTAGAGCAGCTAAAAAAACATTAGATGCGAAAAATGTTCCACCGGGTAACAGATGTTTGTTGGTTCACGCCAACTCACTTTCTAACCTCTTAGGTAAAACCAGCGTACAATCTTCTGATTTCAATAGCATAAAAGCTCTTGTAAATGGAGATTTAAATACTTGGCTTGGTTTTAAAATAGTAACTATTGGCGATAGAGATGAGGGCGGTTTAGCCATTGATGGTAGCTCTGACAGAATCTGTTATGCATTTCATAAAAGTTCTGTTGGTGTTGGTATAGGAATAAACCAAACTTCTCGCATAGACTGGGTGGCTGAAAAGACATCCTGGCTCGTTGCATCAATGTTTTCAGGTGGCGGAATTGCCATCGATGCAGATGGTATCGTTAAAATCACAACAAGGGAGTAATTGATATGGCTTTTGATAGAGATGGATGGAATGTCGTTGGAGGCGTATCAAAAAAAGGTACCGGACTTGGTGTCTTTTCTTACTCAACAACTGACACAATAGCCCAAGTAAATAATGAGGGTTATTTTAATGATTTATCTGACACAGTTAGTGTTGGTGACATCATTTTTGCTCGTACTTCTACTGGAGGTACTCAAGCAGTTTCTATTTGTTTTGTTGCAAGTAATACCGCAGCTGGCGTAGTTGATGTCACAGATGGTCTTACTGTTACTGCAACAGATAGTGACTAAATTAATAATTTGGGAGGGTGTAAAAGCTCTCCCATTTTTTAAAGGTTTTTATGGCTACTGGAGATTCTAAATTATCAATATGTTCTGATTCGTTAATATTATTAGGTAGTTCTCCATTAAGTAGTTTTTCTGAGGGTACTGATTCAGCTCAAATTTGTGATCGAATATATGACGATACTAAGGATATGCTTTTAGGAATGTATCCTTGGTCATTTAGTTATAAAAAAGTACAATTAGCTCAAACTGTTACTTCACCAACTACTGAATGGACTTATGAATATTCATTACCAGCTGATATGATTGGTTCAGGAGTAAGAGCGGTTTTTACTTCTAGTACAGCTGGAGCATCTCCGATAAATACTGGATGGGAAATTTTAGGAGATAAGCTAGTAACAAATGAAACTACTATTTATGTTGATTATCAAACTTCACCATCAGAAGATGTTTTACCAACTTATTTTATTCAATTATTAAAATATTTTATGGCCTGGCATATTGCTGAAAGTGTTACAGATCAAATTACAAAAGCTCAATATTTTCAAACCATTGCTGTTGGTTCAGCAAGTGAGAATATGAGAGGAGGAATGTTTAGACAAGCAACTCAAATAGATGGTCAAAATAGACCGAATTGGTCAATGGATGATTTTGATTTAACCGCTATTAGGTAAAAATGTCCAGGTTAATTAACATACAAACTAATTTTAGTATAGGAGAATTAGATCCATTAGTAAGAGGTAGGGTTGATTTGCAGCAATATTATAACGCTTTACAAACTGCAAGTAATGTATTTATTCAACCTCAAGGCGGATTAAAAAGACGAGATGGTTTAAAATATATAAGCGAGTTACCATCAGCTGCAAATCCTGGAAATGGGGTTCGATTAGTTCCTTTTGAATTTAGTACAGATGATTCATATATGTTTGCTTTGGTTCATCAACGAATTTATATTTTTAGAAATAATGCTTTAGTTACTAACATTAATTCTAGTGGAAATGATTATTTAGCAGTTTCTACTTTAACTTCCGTTATGTTAGATACAATTAAATATACTCAAAATGCAGATACTATTATTTTTGTTCATAAAGATTTAGCTCCAATTAAAATTGTAAGAGGTGGTGACCATAACCTATGGACCTTATCGACTATTACTTTTAAAAATACTCCAGTTTATGCACCAACCATTACAACAAGTAATCCCTCCTCTACTATAACTCCAACTGGTACAAGTGGTAGTATAACAGTTAATGCTGGTTCAAGTATATTTTCATCATCCCACGAAAAACAATATATTAATTTAACAGAATCTTATGGTCGAATAAAAATTGTTGAATATGTGTCAGCAACACAAGTTAAAGGAATTGTTGAAATTAATTTATTTAACAGTTCTCAAGTTGCATCTGGTGATTGGGAATTAGAAACTGGTTATGTTGATTCCTGGTCATCATCTAAAGGTTATCCAGTATCAGCTACTTTTCATCAAGGAAGATTATATTTTGGTGGAAGTAAATCACAACCAACGACATTTTGGGGTTCTGTTGTTGGTGATTTTTTTAATTTTAATTTAGGTGGTGGGCTTGACGATGAGTCGGTTACCGCAACTATAGCAACAGATAGTTTGAATCAGATTGTTGATATTCACTCAGGCCGGGATTTGCAAATTTTCACGAGTGGCTCAGAATTTTACATCCCTCAGACCATTGACCAGGCAGTAACTCCTGAAAATGTTTTAGTTAGAACCGCTACTAGAAATGGAACAAAACCTGGAGTACCGGTAGCTGGATTAGATTCAGGAACAATTTATATTCAAAGAAGTGGAAAGATGTTAAATGAAATGGCTTTTACTGATACTGAACAAGCCTATAACACAGCTAACATATCATTATTAAGTTCTCATTTATTAAACAATCCAGTTGATATGGCAATCCGAAGAAGTACAAGTACAGAAGAAACAGATAGGTTATTTGTAGTTAATTCAGGCGATGGTTCTATGAGCTGTTATTCTATACTTAGAAGTCAAAATGTTATAGCTCCATCTAAAGTTACTACTTCAGGAGAATTTTTAGCAGTAGGTGTTGATGTTGATACTATTTATACAATCGTTAAAAGAACGATTAATAGTGCTACAAAATATTTTGTTGAGGTATTTGATTCATCATTACATACAGATTCAGCTGTTTATGTATCAGCCTCAAGCACAACTGGTACAGCTGCACATTTACCAAGTTCAACAGTTGATATTATTAATGATGGAAATGTTGAGGAACAACAAACAACAAATGGAAGTGGAGTTGTTACTTTTGCCAGGGCATCAGCTAGTAATTATGAAATGGGATTACCATTCTCATTAGAGGTAAAAACGATGCCGGTACAACCAAAATTTCAAGGAAGTGTATCAGCTAAAGGTTTTAAAAAAAGAATAATAGAGGTAAATGCTGATGTTTACCAAAGTAAGGCAATGAGTGTTAATTCTCAATTAGTTCCCTTTAGAAGTTTTGGTGAGGATGTTTTAGACCAACCAGTTCAATCTTTTACTGGTGTTAAAAAGGTAGGACCATTATTAGGATTTAATGATGAGGGAACCATTACTATTACTCAATCAGTTCCATTAGAATTAAATTTATTAGCATTAGACTATAAAGTGAGTATAGGAGGATAAAATGGAAACAATCGCTTTAGTCGCACCTTATATTTCAGCAGTTAGTACAGCAGTATCAGCTATTGGAGCAATTACTCAAGGTCAATACAAACAAACAGAATATAATGCTCAAGCTGAAATGACAAGACTTCAGGCCAGTAGAGATGCTTTAGAATATAATAGAAAAGCAGTTGCGGCATTAGATAAATCATTAGAAACATCAGCTGCAATTAATGCTCGAAGTGGTTCGGCTTTATTAGATCCATTTAGCGGATCAATGGGTAATTTAACAATGTATGCTTTCGGAGAGGGTTATAAGGACTATACAACAGCTAAAAGAGGAGCTGACATAACATTAGGTATGGGTGAGTTCCAGGCAAAATTATATGAGCAAGCTGGAGATCAGGCTAGAAAGCAAGGAATTTATAATGCTATAGGAAAATTTGGTGAAACTGCAATGACAATAGGCAGTATAGGTTCAGTTCCTGATACTGGAGGATTAAAAGTATAATGGCAAGGAGTTTAAGATATAGAAGTATGGGTTATAGTTTAGCTCCAATTAGAAATGTTGATTTTGCTAATTTGAGAGAAAAACAAATTACCTCATCAATTATGCAACAACAAGCAGATAAGGTTACTAATTTTGCATTAAAAACATACGAAAAAGCTCAAATAAGAAAAGCTCAGGAAATGGCAGTAAAAGACCCTGAGGGAGTGTTATCACAATATGGAGGAAAAAAACCATTAACCTCAGCTGGAGCAGCTGCATTTGAACAAGCATCAGTTATTTCAGCCGCTAAATTAGAAACTCAAGCGAGAAATGATTTAAGTGTTTTATTAACAGATTGGGAAACAAATCGTAAAAACCCACAAGATTTACAAGATAAAATAGATAATTTAAATACTGGATATTCTTCAGCATTACAAAACCTTGACCCAATAGCAGCTGCAAAATTAAATATGACATTATCTGTTTTAGGTCAAAGTACAATGAGTGATTATATTGGTAAGTGGTCCAAATGGGAAGATGAAAAAAACCAAACTGATTCTTTACTGGGATGGAATAGAAGAAAAAAGGATGGTGAATTATTTGCTGCAAATCAAGGATTAACATTATCTGATGATGAGTTTGATTCAATTCTTGCGATTGATGTAGCAAATCATAGACAGTATCTTGAGGCTAGTAAATTTTCCGGAGATAAGGTTGCTAGTATGCTTTTAGATTATCAAGAGGATATTTATGCAGCTCAGGTTATTGCAAAATTTAATACAGCTCCTGATAAAAATGAATTTATGGATAAAGTGTTTGAACCAGCAACTACTAAGAAAGATGGGTTGTTAAGAGGTTTAAATAGAGATGCTATTAAATCTTTAAGAACAAGTTTTAACAGAACTATAAGAAGTAGAAATAGTGAATCTAATTCAAAACTAACAGTTTACAATAAGGAATTTACACCAATAAAACAAGATATGTTTAAAGGGTATGATGTTACTACTAGATTATCTGAGTTAAAACAAAAAGTAGAAAATGAACCTGATTCTAATAAAAAAGCAGAAATGATGAAAGACATACAATTATATGAGGTCTTTGGTCCTGAGATAAAAAGGGTAGCAAGTATGCCGGTTTCAGAAATAGATAGTAATGTTTTAATAATTAAAAATGAATTAAAAAAAAATGGGGTTACAGCATCAGAATCCTTAATTATGGAGGCTTTAGATAAAGTATCAACTGAGAAAAAAGGTGATGCTAAAATTGTAAAAGATAAAATTACCGAAATAGGAAATATTATAAAAGCAAATAATACTCCTGACCAAAAAGAAATAAATAAACTTTCAGCAATGGTTAAAGGAATAGATGACCCAGGTGTTACAGAACAATATGAGGAATTAGAAAGATTATACAATGTTGTAAAAAATCAAGACATAGTATCTATAAAAAGTGCTGTTGAAGATATTGAAAATTTAAAAGCAACTTTCAATCAAGATGGAATTAATATTAATGAACAAGCAATAATCCAAACTTATCAAAATATTATAAAACAAAAAAAATCTGCATTAGCAAAAGACCCGGTTGAATATTACCAAAACCAAGATAAAAGTTTTCCTGAAATAAATATGTCTAATGTTATTAGAAAAAACACTCAGGATACTGGAGTCATAAATGATGCGGCCAAACGATATGAATATATGGTCCATAAAACTATGTTAGAAGATGGTGCAGTTTCTTTTAATATTTTAACAAAAGATGAATCAACTCAGATTTTTAATGAATTAGATTCAGCACCAAATGCAACACAAAAAATGACTATTTTAAATAATATAAGAACTGTGTTTGGAGATAAAAGCGATGAATTATTTAGTACAATGTTTAATGATTCTAATCAGCCTACCGCAAGAATTTATTCGCTTGTTGGAGAATTATCAGGGAGCAATCCTACATTAGCAACAAATATTTTAAAAGGTATGGAAAAAGAAAAGACCGGACAAATACTAACTACCGATAAATTTACAAAAAATGATATAAAAATAAAAACTCAAGATTTATTGAATGAATTACATATTGGTAGTGATATGAAAGGTTCAATGCTTGATGCTATGTATTATTCTATTTTAAATGATGGAGATATAGCAA